AGTCTCTGTTGGACTCGTAACATAGCGCGAAATTGCGTATGGCATGCGCCGAAAACCCGATTTTCTCAGTGTTTCTTTCGTGTCAACACACACGTACACAGACGCTATTGGCATCCCTTCAGGGCCGATATCGCCTATTTTTTGCTCGTTATTCGGGTAAACTGCGTGCAAAAACTCAAATTCGCGCTCTGGTTTGTCGCCATCAAGCGCATGTTGCACCTTTTCGGGCATCATATCGTAACGCCCGTTCTCCACTTCTTGCGCGACTTGGCGCGCACTCTGCTTATACCGGCGGTAAACGGTATCAACGAGGCCGCTTGCATCTTCACTTAGGAACAACTCTCCTAGAAAAATGCTTTTATACCGTAAACCGTAACCCGGTAAATTCGTCGTATAGAGGCATCCCGTTCCAAATGCCCCTAACGACATAAACACCTCATGCATCTGCCCCGCAAAATTGGCTTTCGGCGCGTATCTCCGCTCAAACAAGATGCGCGTTGCTTCCTCAAACCAAAGTTGAACTTCAGGTATAAGGTTGAGGCTTCGGTCTGTTGTCCGGAGCGAATGCCATCTTTGAGCGCGTGGACACAGCATTGATTCCAGTGCCGCTGAAAAACGATCTAGCGCCAACGGAGCGGTACTATCAAAAATATGCTCCGTTCTTTTTTCGCCGCGCGTCCGCTGACCAATAAAATCGTCCTGGCGTGGCAAAACGCGTTGCGCAATGTCGCGCCATTCCTGTTCCCAGGTAGAACGTTGGCTATCTAACCACTCTTGCCGTTTAATCAGTTTGACCGCTAGTTCGTCTTCCATCGTCGTCGCCCCCTAACCAAGCAGCGTTTTCGTGCCTATATTTGGGTCTTCTGCTACGCCCGGTCCTCGCGTTAAAATCGTAGACCCGCGACCAGCGGTTAATTGCTGACGCTTCCGCTGTTCTGCGGCGTCCGCCTGTATTTCCCTATCAGTTTTATCGGGTGGCGGCTCTGGTAACGGCGGTGGCGGTGGTACTACAGGTGCCGCAGCACGTGGACTAAATTTACCCATTTGAACCTCCAATATTAAGTTGCATAACTGGTCCGCACTCTCTCATTCCAAACTTCTGCATGAGCCATATGAACGCGCGCTGGTTTTTCGCGTCTAACCCAGCCGTCGCCGTCACAAAAATATCTGTACACTTGTGTTCACGCGCCCAATCAACCATTGCTTCGGCTAGTTTCGCGCCAGCCCGCGTACTTCTTGCACCGGGCAATACCCAAAACTTGCAAACGTAGCACAACGGTTCGTCGTGAAACTCTTTGCTTTCACAAATCAGCACGCCGCCAACAAGTTCTCCGCCAACCTCGGCAACGATAATGTCAAACTCCGGAACGGCTATAAACTGCCACAAAAAATTCCGTGCGTTTTCACGATTAAACGTGAACCCGTATGAACTCTCGCCGTTGATCCCCTCGGTGATATCAACAATCAAATCCAGTTCGTCATCCGTTGCACAGCGGATTATCACCGTGTTATCTTCAGAACGTCTGTTGTTAATACGGTGATGGGGCGGAATAGCTTTCCGCTCCGTCTCCAAAGACATCGTAGTCATTTATTGCCTCATTCCATAACGGTTGATCGTGATGACGCTTCACCAGCGCCTTTCCTTCGCCCGCGCCTAACATCAAATACTCCAACGCCTCGACAACGTGGCTATACCTGTTTTTATCAGGACGGTCGTGGTGACGTTCACTGCCCGCCATCATTACCCGGCGATAACAGTAACCACCCATTAACCCTTTTCGTAAAACCGTACATTCCGTAGACACGGCAACACCCGGCTTCCCGTCAATCAAACGTGTCAACGGAACCGCTACAGCTTCGCGCCTCAAAACCGCATCGTTACTCGGTGCAGGGATCGCCGGTATTCCGGCCTTCCTCAAAATCTCAAACGGCGTCCGCTCGTCCGTTTGCGCACGCTGATCCCCAGCGGGATCGCCGTACACCTCAAACTCCAGACCCTTGTACCTCTCGTTGATCCGCGCACCCAACACCTCCGCGAACCGAACCGCACCCATGTCTTCCGTTACAATTTCATCGAACACCATCCATTGACCAACGGCGTTCCGCTGCGCAAACACACACGCGGGCGTCAAACCAAAATCAATCCCCACATACACCGGCAGCTTACTATTCACCTTCACGCTCTCGTCCACGCAATGCAGACCGTCGTTGTACTCTGGGAACACCGGCTTTCCATCAAGCACAAACCCGTAGTTCCCGTGAACGTAAACGTTTGTCCACATTTCGTCCTTACCAGCCGCCGCGCGCTCGTAATAACGCTCCGGTAAGTTATCGCGGTTCTCCGCTCCAGACGCCATTCCACCCGGTTGACGATAAAACTCGTATTCCGGCGGCGTATTTTCTTCCGCTAGTTTGTAGTACCAACTGTCGGTGTCGGGCGCGTTGGTGTCCATTATGATCCCAGACCACGTGGCCCCGCCCTCTCGTTTCGGCGGGAACCTCCCTATTCTGCCGGTCACACCATCTAAAACCGCTCGCGGAATTTGCCGACACTCATTCAGCCACGCAAACGTCAATTCAAGGCTCAACAACTTGCTCACACTGTCCGGACTGTCCAAGGCAAGAAACAACACCTCCAACTCCATGTCGCCCGCCCGAATAAAATGCCTTGGCGGTCCCTGACTTCGCCAATGACCAATCGTTTCAGGCATCCACTCATGCCACGTTTTGATCGTCGTCGTTGACAGTTCCGGATACGTGTTCCGAATAACCGCCGCACGTGTTCGTCGCACGCCCTGCGCATTGGGTTCTTGTTCACTTGCCCGACGCAATATCTCCATCACGCACGCCGTCGATTTTCCCGAACCAATCGGACCCATCAAACCGCGCACAAACGCGTCCGACTGCATAAACTCCGCAGCAATTGGACCCGGCGGGCTATAAGACCAGTTAAGACTCATAGCGCACAGTATCAGAAGCGTTGTTATATTTGCAATGGCTTGCACTTTATGCAAAGACCTGTAAAAGCAGCGATATGTGGATTGGGCCTAAAGGCGCGGCGCGCGTGCCGCTCGGCCCCCCGCCCTGGCCTGTATTTGATTTTGCGAGAAAATTGAGGGGGGCGTGCGCGATTTCAGCACATCAGCGCAAGCGTTGGCGCGCTTCTGTCAGCCTGTCACGCGTTCAATGCACACAAGCTATTGATATCATTGGTCTATTACAGTCGCCGTGTCGTCTTGGTCGCGTACTGGTCGCGCAATGCTGATATTGAAGGCAAACGCTTGCGCTGCATTCTGTCCATCGACCGGGCGAAACTTAGGAACGAGATAGCTGGCAAGCTCGCGGTTGCATTGATACTTCAATTCCTTTGGCGTGTCCGGATCAATTGCCATCGACGCCAGCGCTTCAAACGGATCATGGGATTTGTCCGCCAGAACTTGCAGCACGTGCTCGCGCGCTAGCGTCATCTTGTTTAGCGATCCTGGCTTGCGGCCAGCGCGAGACATTCCGGTCGGTTTTTTCTTCGCCATGAGAACCATGTCCCTGAGATATGTTTACACGTTAGCGCCCGCATAGTTTCAAATCTTGTCGAAATCGTCAATGTTACGCAGCGTGATAGGTTACGGAATGCAACACCGTAACCCCTGCGTAACCCCTGCGTAACCTTTTGCGTAACCTCTTTTTATTCATTCATATCAATAGATTAGATAGATAAATGCAAAAAAGGTTACGCTAAACCCCAAAAACATACACACCATACGCGCGAGCACGCTTGCGAGCGTTGATAAATTCGCATTTATAAATGTGCATGTATGTTTTCAGCCCTAAAGCGTAACCTTTTTATAAACCGTTGATATTGTTGGAACAAAAGAGGTTACGGCAAGGTTACGGCAAGGTTACAGTGTTGCACTGCGTAACCTCTGTTTTTGTTGCACTGCTAGACATAACCCACTGATAACAATGCCAATTATTTCTATTGATTTATGCGTTGATGTATGCGCACTATGTTGCTCTTTATGCAACAGACAAATAGACAAGGTTATTCGTTATGACATCAGATTTTGCAATGGAACTTGTGACCGCAATGGTCTTGCTCGTTCTGTGGATTGGCGCGCTCGGCATTGGTGGCGCAATCATCCACTGGCGTAAGCGCGTGCCGCTCACTCAGCGAGAGCGCGAGTATATACGACGCGCTCAGGCACGCGCCCTTATCGCTCGTGAAGTCAGGCGCAACCAATGAGCGCGCCTGTTTTCAATTTTCGGACATTCAAGGTCGGCGGACTGCGGTTCGTGCGCGTCGGTCGGCTTTGTTTCTCATTCTGCCTCACCTCTAAGG